ATAATGTTATTATAATAAGACACGGAAGCAGATGTAATTTTTGTCTAAAGCAGGTATAGATGATGCCTGTATGCAGCAGAGAGAAAAGAAGGATTTTTTACGGTCAGCCCAGCGGATTCTCGTCCTCCTTGTCGTCTCCGCTTCCGCCATCGGGTTCATCGGGGTCGGGCTGTGGTTGTCCGTCAAAACGCGTCCATCGCACTCCGCTTGGGGTGAGTGCGCGGGTAGTGGTGTCGCCGCTGAAACGGGTTTCGGGGGTGAAGCGTACGCGGGCGTGGAGGATGTCGTCGGCAGTCACCTCTTTGGCTGTACCGCGTCCGCCTTTGCGGGCGGCAACGGTGTAGCGGAAGTGTCCGATGTCTTGCAAGTGTACGCTGCGCCCGGCATTCATGCCGCGTGCCATGACAGAGGGCAGTGCGGCCAATACGGCCACTACATCGGCCTTGGCCACGGTGCTTGCTTCGGCCACTTGTGCCGCGATTTTTTCGATTTCCATCGGTCGGTCCACCAGTACGGCGGTGGGATAGAATTTCCCGTTAATCTTCATCTGACGGGGTTTGAAAAATGCCATAATGTTTTTAGTTTAAATGATACATTAAATTGTCGGTGGCAAAAGTAGCAGGTAAACACCTCAGGAAGTAGGACACTGAAAATGTGTTAAAGGAATTGCAAGTCCATGATTACGTGCAATGTAGCCTCTTTCCCCATCCGAATGGGGGCAGAAACGGAAGTTTCTCCCAACCGCGCCCTATCCCAAAACGCAAAAAGAAACGCAAGAGATAAGGAAATATGATAGGCAGTGTACCCCCTCGGACGTTTATTCAATACTGTATCCTGTCCTCAAAGGTTGCGATTATCTTTGCAGAGATTGCGAGTCCTGCCATACGTATTGCGATTGCTGTTGCGAATGTATGTAAGGTCAATCAGATACGTGCATCCACGAACCCGTAAGCCTGCCTGAGCAAATGTCCGTACTTCGTCCATACACGTTTATCCACCGCGTCTCCGAAGTGGGTGGCTTCTTCCGGAAGAACGGACTGATTACGCTCGCTGCGTTTGTCTTTGGCAAAACGTCCTTCGCGGTCTTCGATGACACGGGTGTTATTCATGGAGATGAGTGTGTACTTGCATTTCGAACCGTTGAAACGCTTCTTTGGGAACCGCTCGTCTTTCTCTGCCAGGATGGAAGCCCAAAGCAAATACTTATCATGTTGTGGCGGTTCCATTCCTGCATGGGTGTGCTGTTCCACCGTCCACCCGTGTTTCTCCAGACGCTCAACGGCAAGCTCATTGTAGGACTTTTTATTGTTGGCACGGCGTGCATCCCCGTAGCGGTCACGGTAATAGTGCACGTGCTTGTTGATGTGGTTGCGATAATAGTGGCAGAACTTATCCATCAGTGCGTTCACCATGGTGTCGTCCTCTTCGTCACGCTTGACAAAGAACTCATTGATATTGTTATCCACCGGTTCACGTGTCAACAGTTTCGTCACGAAGTCATAATTGCGTTCCTGGCCTACTTCAAGGAAAGAAGCTGCCGAACCCCAGTCGGGTGTCAGCTCTATCGGTTGGTTCGGATTACAATCCAGGTCACGCCGGCTGTCATCGTTGTTGGCAAGTTGCTGCCAGTTGTAGTTATGGTCTTCGGCAAAGTCCCGTATATAGTCGTCATTGGTCGCGTTGTAATACACATGTCGTTCATCCAACTGGTAATAGCAGCTGTCAATCTTATCCACCATGTAGTTCAATATCTCAATCATGAAGGAAAGCTTATCCATCACCTTGTACTGGTTCAGGATGTAGTTCATGCCCACATTGGCTATGTTGTCGAAGATAGAACCGAGGATAAATAGCGTACCATCCCGTGAGACGAATGGTGTAATGCTTTGACGGAGACGAACGGTCTCATTCCAGATTTCCTTGAACAGCCCTGCATCACCGGCAATACGTGCATCAATGAGCTGCATCTGTAACCGCACAATCCTGTTCCAGACATCGAACAGCCGGATGTCCCGTTCCTCTTCATAATACTTGGCAGGTTCGAGCAGCCATTTCTGTTCGGGAGTGTAAGGCATGGAAGATAAGAAGGTATTTCCGTGATGCTTCAATACCGGATGCTCCGATTTGCGTCCGAAAATATGCTCATTACCGCGGTTGGTAGGCGCGGCTTCCTGGTCGAATTTCTCCTTATCGAGCGTCAACGCTTCATCGGTGATGTTGTAGTCGGCATTCGGACCACGGCTGTTACCGCCTTTGGTAAGTATATAGAGCATGTGTCCGTTGCTGAAGCTGATGGCGTATTCATAAGACATGATGTGCTCATAGGGCTTGTACCACCCCTCAATGGGGCGGCGGCATACCACATAATCGCCGGTTTTGCTGACCGGGTCCCATTGTTTGTAACCGAGCATCTCCAGCATCTTGAAAGCTGAAGGCAACGTTTTGGTGAGCGCCTGGCCGATGGTGGCCTGGGTGAGTGTGGTAATGCCGCGCGGCATAAGCCGGATATTGTCATCTATCACGGCGCCGGTAATGAATGATTTACCAGTGGCACGTGAGTAGATGACATATCCGTTCCTATACGGCATTACCAGGAATGCCGCCTGCGCCGGATTGACCTGTATGACTTCTTTCCATACGTTTTCGTCCATCGTACCGGCGTATCAATAGCGTGGGAAAACAATGTAGTTCACACCTTCGGAAGAAGTCATACGGGGCATGGATTGCCCGGTGTCCGCAAGTAACTGCGGCACTTCATCCGGCTTGAACCTGGAAGACACGGTACAGACAATCTGTGTCTTGCTGACCGATACCATATCGATATGCTTATGGTCAACCAGGTAAGAGATAAGCCGTTTATTGGTTAATTTCTTCATAATGCTTTCTGAATTTTGAATTAACAAACGAGTAGTTTCTTACATGCCAGTACGGTCTACCGGTTTTCTGCTCCCGTTGCCGGGTATCTTCTACCGCCCGGATAACAGCCTCTTTTATCTTCAGTTCGCGAAATGCGGAATGAATTGATTTCTGTACCGGTGAGAGATTACAGGTATCAATGCATATCGCAATTGTAACAATCAATGTATCAATCATATTTTCATATATTTATGAGTTCATTATTTCTTCTGCTTGTGCATCATCGATGGGGGTATACATCGAATCGACCAAAACCTTTTGCTCTTCCTGTGAAAGGTTGCGGATGGCATTCAGAGGAATATCCACCTTTTGCCCCATGCTGTTGATTTGAATATAGAAAACATTCTTCTCCATACGGCGTGGGTCCTCAACCGAAGCTGGTTTCTCGCCAATCATCTGATGCAGCACTTTCTTGGCATTGTTCCATTGCTTGAGGTCGCCCTTGAGTTTGCAATCCCGGATAAGCTGTACCTGGTCCTTTATCATCCAGGCAAACCAAAAATCCCAGTCAAACTGATGCTGTGTCTTGAACAGTTCTTTAGCCAGGGCGATATCCTTACGCACCTGTGTACGTGAGATACGGTATTTTGCCAGCATGATATTGATGATATGGCTCTCGTTCGGATAATCGTCCAAAAGACGGGCTATCTGTAACACCCGGTTGCATTGTACCTGCAGATGCTCCGGTAACGGGCTGTTCTCCGGGTCGATGATATGCTGCTGGATGAGTTCGTGCGATTGCTCCTCCAGAGCAGATTTGCTTTTGGATGCCGTCAAATGGTTACTATTCATATTCAAGATACTGCTGTTGCGATTTAAAGAATTTAATCAGCTCCTGCTGTGCCAGATTACTGCCATTGATGGCAGATTTGATGATTGCCTCGCGTACTTCGACCATCTGGCGAAGATGCCCGCGATAGAAAGCCGCCCGTATTTCAGTACCCGGAGTTCGGAGTTCTTGGGTAAAATCCGTTTCGTCCACACCGATATTAATGGCAATCAAGCCCGGTGGGATAAGGCGGTAGGCCATTTTTTCTATTTCATCACTTTGCTGCTGCGTCAAACTCATCACTTAACATCTTAAAGTCAAAATCAAAAATGTCCGGGCTGGTATGGATAATCCCACGTTCCAATTTCGGGTTATGAGTGGCATTTTGGCTGCCCACCACGGTAATCTTCCAATTCTCATTATATAGTAATGCTACCTTCGCGTGCAACGCCAGGCAGCGGTAACTGTCCGGAAATGTAGTTGCAAGATAATCGAATGGCTTGGGTGAGATGCTGCGTACCCGGTTATCTATCAGAAACCGCACCGACAACAGTTCACCCGCTTCCGCCTTGCGGTGAAGCGCCGCAATACTGTCCATGGATATGGAATAGGTAGTAAGCAGCAAATGTGCCGGACCGGTCTGTCTCAGAATATAGAAAATCAGTTGGATGAGGTTGAACGCCCCTGAGGAATAGAAATGTTTGTCCCTGCCGGGTACCAACATCCCCATGGCATCCGGATGCAGCAGTTTCTCCGCAACCAGGTCATGGTCGGAGACTGCCGCATCCGTTTGGCGGAGAGGGAGCGCACTGTCCTTCATGCTCTCCGCCGGCATCTCATTCATATCACCGCAACATACCAACATTATTGCAATTCGGCCAGTCTATATTCTATTTTTTCTACCAATGCTTCCTGACCGGCAACCTTCTTCTCGTATTTCACACGTTTCGGGCAATCAGGAAGAGGATTTTCTTTACCGTCCTTGGGCTTGCTCTCCGAAGAATACAGCAACATGTTCTTTGCCTTGGTTATCTTGCTCTTGGCATTGGATTTCGCCTTCTTCAGTTCTTCTACAGACAAAGCACTGATGTCGGTATCGTCCGATTCGGTGTCCGGCTGCTCCGGTTGGTCATCCTTTTTTTTGTAGAGTTCGTCCAGCTGCTCCTCAGACGGCAATTCCTTGTTTTGCTCAAACTGCCTTTTGATGGCTGCCAGTAAAGTCATGCGTTTGGAAAGATAACCTATACGGGCGACAATATCCTTGCGTTCTGCACATACAGCCTGCGTATTGGTCTCATCCAGTCCGGCAAGCAACCGGTGCTGGCGTGAACGCTCATTATAGCATTCACGGAAATCATAGATGATTTTGACAATAACCGGCGGATAGGCAGGCTGTTCATCCGCTTCACGCGCCAGTTCATTTTCCGCAATGGCAACAATGGCTGCCGCCGTTTCTTCCGGAACCGTTTCGGGACGCCCGTCATTGCCCGGTACCGCATCATCCGTCAGGTCTACATCCTCAAAGCGCGGGTCGTCGGGATGATACCACACCTTAATCATTTGACGGATTTCATACTCCAGCTTCTCACGGGTATGCGGTTTTTCACCCTGGCGGGCAAGGCGGGCAGCAACAAAACCCTTATATCCGGAACGGGTAAGGATATTCACACCGGTACTGTAGTCCCGTTTCTGCGAGTTCAGCCATTTGATGCCGTCTCTGCGCGCCTCGATGTAGTTCTGTGTAATCTTTGACATTCTGCTTTGATTTTTAATGATATGCAAAGCTATTGCGATTTTTGTTGCCGGGATAGGACAAAACAAAATGTCCGTCTCTGCCGGAAAGCAAGAGACGGACGCGGTAAACGAATAGCAGATAAATGAAGAAAAAAGAATCATCCTCCGGTTTTCACGGTAAGAAGGTCTTCCGTATCACCTTCATATACACATTTGCGTGGCGCCGTGAAAGTATAATGGAGCGTGTTCTGGTTACGGGCGGTGGAACTTGCCCCGGTAGTGGCTCCATCACCGGATGCACGAAGTGCACCGCGGCGCTTGTCACCCATCAGATAGTTCGTACCGTTATTGTCGGTCACGATAAAGAACATCTTGCGTCCTTTGGTGGCATTTTCAAAACCGAATATCTTTTTCCGCATTTTGGCAGAAATGATATTCAAGTCCATTAAATATGATTCGCCGCCGCTTTCTCCCTGGTCGGTAATTTTGAACTCGGCCAACTCGTCAGTGAAATCCATCTTGTATGCACGACAATTTTCCTTCATAACAAGATCGCCGACTAAAGTTCCGGCTTCTTCAAGAGAAAGAGGGGATTCCGTTTTTTTCGGATAGTCCGGCCATGTGGCCACATCCGTATGATAACCGAAGATAACGGACGGTATGATACCGCCCATGTTATCCTGGTTCCCGCAGTCCATTGCCTCATTGATGTCATCAAGGGCAATACATAATTTAGGATCTACTTCTGCCATAATTATAAATCTTATTCTTTAACAACATAAGTCCCCGTTACCTTTTCTACCTTC